CCTCACTCGGATTCTCTTTTGAGATCCGGGGGATCAAGTCCAAGGAGACGTTTGAGTTGTCCGTTCTGCCGGGTATGCCGGTCCCAGGTTTGCTCCAATACTGTCATCGCTTTCCGCTTTGAGACGTATTGGACCCTTCTACCTTTGACTAGCATCCTCGCAGATTTGCGAAGCAACCTGGCGTCTCCCCGAAGTCGGTCACGGAGGGAGGATAAGTTTCTTAGCCTACCTTTCACTTTTCGAAGAAAAATAGGATGGATATTAGGAGATTGTCCCTGCTTCTGCCTCCAGAGAGCTTGCCTTTTTATGGCCGCCCTGGACACAGACTCAGCATGCAGCACCTCTCCTTTCGACAGCACAAGTTCACTGGCTATCTCTGTAAGCCGGTGAACCCGGAGATCCTGCGCGAGGATCGTTCCGGAGGTCGAGCTGAGTCGATCGAGTGTATTCAGTCTCTTCTTCACTGGGTCGGGTAATGCTCCCGTTAGGCACATGCCTCGTCCAGTGTTGAGGAACTTGATATACGCGTTCAGCTGTCGTTCAGAAGTCATCCGTGTCTTTCGACCGGATCCTCCCATCTCAAGTGGGAGGTTGGGACAGAGCCCAAGCTTTTGTTCCATCCTACGCAGAGCATCTTTCGCAGCAGTGGCGATATATGATGCTGGATTGTCGGCGAGTTGGCTCAAGCCATTCACCATTTGAACAGGGTTTTCTGAGAAGCCGTTGAGCTCGCGTGCTCCGGTGGCTTCAGCAACCTTTGGTCGTGGTGTGCATATGGCCCAAACCTCCTTGTCGTCCTGGTCAAAGATCCTGACGTGGTTTTCGCAAAATCTACCGCACTTACCCACATAGGACTTACTAAGGTTATACCGAAGTTTTAGTTCCTGGGTCAAGTTATAACGGTAGCAGTTTTCCTGCTGCTCTGTATACAGAGCCACCAGATCATCTCCACATTGCCTATGGCAACGTGGATCTGTAGATGCCTGGTAAGCAGCAAACGCGTTCACCACATTCAAGATCGCCCATGTACCAGCCAGCCCCATATGGGTCCCAGTCCTCGTGACTCTGCCGTCGGGAAGTCGTTGAGGTCCGTATATAACCCGGGCAGCTGCGATTTCCACATCTGTCCACCCTTGGCCATGCGCGCATCCCAGCACAATTGCCCAGGTCAACTCGTGTTGAAAGTAGTCTGTTGCTTTGGAAAGATCCGCAGAGACCAG